TAATCAAAAGCTACATCGCTGAAATGCATAAATACCTAGGGCTCTCTTGCACTCTACTCAAAAATAACATATACTATTAGCACTATACATAAATAATATTATTAAATGTGGACGCGTATAGTCGACAATCCCTAGGGACTACATTTGAATATATCTAGGAGGATATTAACATGGCAAACACTACATTCGACGGACCGGTAAGATCTAGAAATGGTTTTCAATCAATTGGACCAGGATCTTTCGTAAATTTAACAGCTGACACACTTTTATCTGTAGCAGCTCACGCAGGCAGAATACTGCTTTGTAATAATGCAACTGCTGATTTTGTTTTACCACCTATCATCAGTACAGGCGGAAGCAGTAACTCAGGACCAGGAAGAGATCCCAATAACCCGAATACTATCGGAACTAGTTTTAAATTTTTTGTTGAAACAGCTGCGACTAGTATGGATATTCAAACTGATGGTACTGATAAATTTGTTGGTGCAGTTATGATTGGTATAAGTAATGGTGCACCAAAAGCTTTTGCACCAGCAGCATCTAATGATGTTATTACTATGAATGGTACTACAAAAGGTGGAATTGTTGGTAGTATAATAACTATTACAGCTATCGACGCTCTTAAGTACATGGTTTCCGATTGTTTATTAATTGGATCAGGTACTTTAGTAACACCATACGCAGACGCGTAATAAATAATTAAGGGGCCCTTCGGGGCCTCTACAAAATTTAAGGAGAAAAAACTATGAGTTCATTTTCAAGTGACCAAACAACTCTTAACAAAACTACAGGGGCAGCTTCTGTTTTATTAGGGGCTAGAGCTAGAGTTACATCTATTCAAGGAAGAGGAGAAGCAGGTTCTGTTTTATCTCTACATGACGTAGCTTCTGCAGGAGACGCGGCATCAGGTAATTTAAAAGCTATTTACAGATATGAAACTGAAGGACTAGAAGTTTATATTCCCGGTTCTGGAATTCTTTTTAAAGATGGAATTTGTGCTACACTAACTCAAACCGGTGGTACGGACGGCAGCGTTACATTAACTATTACAGGAGCGTAAGCTCATGGCTAATACGACTTCAGGTTCTTATACTTTTGATAAGAACTTAGGCATTGATGAAATAATTGAAGATGCTTACGAACGTATCGGTATTCAAGGTGTATCTGGCTATCAATTAAAAACTGCTAAACGATCTTTAAACATTTTATTTTCCGAATGGGGAAATAGAGGTTTACATTTTTGGGAAGTAATAAATCAAAACGTAACTTTAGTAAACGGTCAATCTGTTTATACTTTTTTTAGATCTGCAACAGATGGTACATCTGATGGTGTGTCTACAACTTTAACAGCTGCAATGACAAACAGTCAAGTCACTGTTCCCTGTACCTCGATCGTAGGTTTTGCAACATTCGGTACAATAACAATTGGCACTGAACAAATGACTTACACAGGAATTTCTAGTTTAAATTTAACTGGTGTTGTTAGAGGTGTTAATGGAAGCACGGCTGCAACTCATGCAAATACAGACCCTGTTTTACAATCACCAAGAGGCATGGACGATATTCAAGAAGCCAATCATAGAGTCGCTGCTACAACTATTGATACACCAATGACTAGAGTTAGTAGATCACAGTATCAAGCATTTTCAAATAAAGCTGCTCTAGGTTTACCTACACAATACTGGGTACAAAGATTTATAGATAAAGTAACGATGACTTTATATCTAACACCAGGTAGTTCTAACGCAGGAAATTTTATTAATTTTTATTATACAAAAAGAATTGATGATGTAGGAGCTTACACTAATGCAACTGATGTACCCTATAGATTTATACCTTGTATGATTACGGGACTAGCATTTTATTTAGCACAAAAATACGCACCACAAAGAGAACAAGGATTAAAGATGTTATATGAGGATGAATTAAAAAGAGCTGAATCAGAAGATGGTTCTTCTAATTCTACTTATATCTCTCCTAAAATATATTACCCAGGACTAAGTTAATGTCTAGTTTTTCACAAGGTAAATTTGCCTTAGCAATATCGGATAGATCAGGTATGGCTTTTCCATACAATGAAATGGTTACAGAATGGAATGGTGCTTTTGTACATATATCAGAGTACGAGGCTAAACAACCACAGCTACAACCAAAGCCAACTAATGCAGATCCACAAGCTTTACAAAAAGCAAGACCTGCAAGAACAGAATTTCCAACAGAAGATTTTTTACCAGATAATCCAATTACTACTACGGCTGCAAACACAACTTTAAAAATAGATTTTCCAAATGGTGATCTACAAGTTAATGATTTTGTTAGACTTAGAAATGTAAAATCCCCAGTAGGAGGAGTACCTATTGTTACCGGTGCTGCAGGTCCTGCATTAGAATTATCTACAACTTTAGATACAGCTGCTACACTTACTGATACAACAATTACTGTACAGACAGGAACACATTTTCCAACTGCTGGTTTTCTTATGATTGAAAAAGTAAATGCAGTTACGGGTTTATTTGAAAATGAAGTTATACAATATACTGGAAGAAACTTTGATAATTTTACAGGTTGTACTAGAGCAACAAGCGCACCTTACAGAGGTACTGCACCACAACGTACAACAGCAGGAACTCATCCTATCGGGGCTAAAGTTTTTGGTGCTTATAAAGTAGATTCTTTAAATGAAACACAAGTTAGAGGTACCGGTCAACCTGAATTTACAACTCAATTTGATGGTGTAAATGTTACCTTAGCAAGTAATGCAACATCCTCAGAAAAAGGGGGCGGTTTATTATGTACAATCGGACCCATTAATGATAGAGCTTAATTATGTCAGGACTTTCAAATTATACATACGATACGCTTAAACAGGCTATTAAAGATTATACTGAAGTAGAGGATACTGTATTCACTACTACTATTCTTGATGGTTTAATAATGTCAGCTGAGTTTAGAATTAATCAAGATCTTCCTATGGATGCCGATAGATTTGTTCAAGAAGGTACACTTGCTACCGATGATAATACTATTAACGTTCCCGCTGGTGCATTATTTATTAGAGGAATTGAAGTATTTGATTCAACCGCTAATTCTACTGGAAAAGGTAGTTGGTTAGAGAAAAAAGATCAAACATATTTATCTGAGTTTACAAATAGATTAACAGGTACTGAGGGTGATTTAACTGCACAAGATGTAACTGGCTTTCCTAAGTATTACGCTATGTTTGGTGGTGCTACTGGTATTACAGATACGACCTCTGGAGGACTGTATGTTGCCCCAACACCTGACGCTAATTACAAATTTAGAATATATTACAATAAAATGCCCGTAGGACTTGGTTCCGGTAATAATGGAACAGCTACTACATACATAAGTAATTACTTCCCACAAGGCCTTTTATATGCGTGTCTTGTTGAAGCTTTTTCATTTTTAAAAGGTCCAATGGAGATGTTGACACTGTACGAAAATAAGTATAAAAGTGCGATACAACAGTTTGCAGGAATGCAATTGGGTAGAAGAAGAAGAGATGATTACACTGACGGAACAGTTAGGATACAAGTCAAATCGCCTTCACCGTAAACTAGGAGATAAAAAATTATGGCAATAACATCAGCAATATGTAACAGTTTTAAAACACAGATTTTAACAGCAGTCCACAATTTTACAAATGGAGCTAATACTTTTAGATTAGCATTGTACACAAGTAGTGCTACATTAAATAAATCAACTACAGTTTATATAACAGCTAACGAAGTAGCTAACGGAAATGGTTACACTACTAAAGGTGCAGCGTTAACAAATGTAACACCGGCTTTATCTGGTGACACAGCTTGTTGTGATTTTTCAGATGTATCTTTTACATCTGCTTCATTCACAGCTAGAGGTTGTTTAATTTTTAATGATACAGCAACTAATGATCCTGCAGTTTGTGCAGTAGATTTTGGTGGAGACAAAACTGTATCAAGTGGAACATTTACAATTCAATTTCCAGCAGCAGACGCAAGTAACGCAATAGTTCGAATAGCATAGGGGTAAATCCTTATGGCTAATACTTGGAACCAAGCCGGTACAACCTGGGGTTCAAATCAATGGGGTGAACAAGGCCCTACCATAGTTGCTTTAACAGGACTTTCAGCAACAACTAATGTTGGATCACTAGTTACAGAAGTATCACATATTTTAACAGGACAATCAGCAACTTCATCGGTTGGTTCAATATCTCCAATAGCGATGACTATCGGTTTAACAGGACAGTCTGCAACATCTAGTGTTGGATCTGTAATTGTAGGAAGAGCTTTTGTTTTAAATGCACCAGCTGCGGCAACAACAAGTGTTGGATCTCTTACAGTCAATAGTACTGAGATACATGACATACAGGGTCTACAGGCAATTTCATCAGTTGGTTCAATAGCACCTGCAGATGTAATGGGACTAACAGGTTTATCAGCAACTTCATCAGTTGGTTCAATAGCACCTACAGCAATGTCTGTTGGTTTAACAGGACTACAAGCAACATCAAGTGTCGGGTCAATAGCACCTGCAGATGTAATGGGATTAACAGGATTACAAGCAGCAACTTCTGTCGGTTCACTTATTACTGCAATAGGAGTTCCGTTAACAGGACTATCATCAACATCATCGGTTGGAGCATTAGCACCTTCAGATGTAATGGGTTTAACAGGACTATCGGCAACTGCTAGTGTAGGTAATGTTGCAGCTTTAGGGTATAAAGATATAGCAGGAAATCAAAGTGCTAATTACAGCAATATAACTGCTACACAAAATGCTGGTTATGCTGACGTAGATAGTATATAAACATTATTGACTTTGACCTTATAAGTAATATAACTCAAAGATCTAATTAGGAGAATAGAATTTATGGCATCAACTTTTACAGACCTCGGTATAGAATTAATGGCAACTGGCGAAAATGCCGGTACTTGGGGAACAAAAACTAACGCAAATTTAAGTCTTATTGAGCAATTAACAGGGGGCGTATTAAGTCTATCTATTGCTGGTGGAGCAGGTAACCAAGATTT